ATTAAATACCATTCAAGAAATGTTAGAAGGTAAACGACCATCTAACCAATCTGATGCTATTAAGTTAGCAAATGAAATTCAATATCTATTGAATCTATCAAAAAATATAGTGGAGCTATCATAAGGTGAAATTCAGAACTCTTTTATTAGGTTTAGCAGCTTTGTTCATCGCAACAGCTGCNGCTTTCTTTTCGGTAACTGGGTTATCCAAGTTATTCGCAGGAGCAAGTACTGCTGTTATCCTAATGGCAAGTTCTTTAGAATTTGGTAAATTAATATCTGCTGGATTCTTATACAATTATTGGGATAAGATTAATAAAGCACTTCGTACTTATCTATTAGTAGGTGTATTTGTATTAATCTTAATCACCTCAGCAGGTATTTATGGATTCTTAACATCCGCATATCAAATCACCGCAGACCAATTAGGGGTTGTTGATAAACAAATAGAGTTGGTTGAATTAAAGAAGGGAAGATTTCAAGAACAATTAGATGGATACACCTCTGAAAAGAAACAATTAGCAGAATCCATATCTGAATTATCAAAGGGATTATCAAATAATGTAATTCAGTATAAAGATAAAGAGACGGGTGAGATAATTACTACAACATCCTCTTCAACTCGTAGAGCATTGGAAAGACAATTGAACGATGCTAAATCGGAAAGAGAACGGGTATCACAAAAGATAGAAGTACTATCTGATTCAATCACATCANTAGATATTAAAGTACTCAACATACAACAAAGTTCAGAAGTTGCAGGTGAAGTAGGTCCTCTAAAGTTTATTGCAGAGGCAACTGGTAAGCCGATGAATACTATTGTAAATTGGTTTGCACTATTTATCGTATTTGTATTTGACCCATTAGCAGTAACATTAGTAATAGCATTCAACACCGCATTAAAGGTTGATAAAGGTGAAAAGGATAAAAAGAAGGCAGTTGAGAAAAGAGAACTCTATGGTGATGATATCACTATTGATGATAGTGGCNAAGAATCTGAAGATGATGGAATGTGGAGTGAAGAGGAAATGGAAGATTTCAAAAATCAGTTTCCCGAACCAGAATTACCAGAAGAATGGGATGAAGACCATGCATTGGATATGGTAATGAATGATATGGTATCCGATATGGATATAGAGGATATTTTAAGTGAAGATGAGCTAAACGAATATTATACTATCAAATCAAATGATAGAGAAAAGTTCTTAGAGGATGAAATAGAAGAATCCGAAGAATGGGAAGATGATGTTGAACCAAACGAAGTTCTAAGCGAAGCAGTTAATTCATATAAAGATTTTATAAACCCATTAGATAATCTAAAAAAAGATACATCTCGTAGAGGTATTGATATTGATGGTGATGGAACTATTGATGGATATGATAATAATGGAGATGGTTTAATAGATGAACCAGCACCATCATCATCAAAGAGAGCACAATATGTAATGAATGAAAAGCCATTCTATGCTAGAGCAAACTTTAATTGGGGTGATAGAAGTAATTGGATTAATAACCAAAATGCAGTTAACTATTGGTTAACTTATGTAAAGAATCAATCCGATAATTCATACCCAACAGACTTTACTTCAAAAACATATTAATTAATATTTGGTTATATCAAATCTTTTTCGTATATTTGTGTATAAACAAATAGAAAATGAATTTAGGATACGCTTGTATTAATATGACTTTATCGACCAGTAAGCCAAAAATTACCACTAATCGTTCAATGATTAAAAAAACTTTTAATGAAAAGGGTTTGAATTATGCTGGTGAATTGGGTCTAAAGAATGCTAAGGATTTACTACATATATTAAAATGGAATAAAGAAAATGGAATAAACTTTTTCAGATTATCATCAGACTTCTTTCCATGGGCATCTAATTACAAATTCGAAGAATTGCCACAATTCAATAGTATCAAAGCTGAATTGGAAAAGAGTGGTAAGTTTGCTATCGATAATGGAATTAGAATTACTTCACATCCCGGTCCTTTCAATGTATTAGTTTCACCTCGTGAAAATGTGGTACAAAATACAATTACTGATTTAGAAATACATGGTAGGGTATTTGATTTAATGGGATTATCTCAAACCCCTTATAATAAACTTAACATACATTGTAATGGTGTATATGGTGATAAGATATCTGCAATGGATAGATTTTGTGAGAACTTCAAAAGATTATCACCATCAGTACAAAGTAGATTAACTGTTGAGAATGATGATAAAGCATCAATGTACTCAGTTAAAGATTTAATGTACATACATGAACGTATTGGTATTCCAATCGTATTTGATTATCACCACCACCAATTTTGTACAGGTGGATTAAGTGAAGAAGAAGCTATTAAGTTAGCAGCTACAACTTGGCCGGATGGTATAACTCCAGTTGTACATTATTCAGAATCAAAAGCACTGCATGAAGAAAACGAAAAGTTAAAACCACAAGCTCACTCTGATTATATTAATACTATACCAAACACATATGGATTAGATGTTGATATTATGGTAGAAGCCAAAGCAAAAGAACTTGCTATACTTCCATTCATTAATAAAGTGAGTAAACTAATAAAAGGATAAAATGATTATAGATATAGATATAACAACTCCTAAGAGAGTTGAAAAGAATTGGGGATACGAACTATGGATTCATAATGATAATGAGTATTGTGGTAAGTTATTAGTATTCACAAAAGATAGAAATAGATTCTCAATGCATTACCATCTTCAGAAAAAAGAAAGTTGGTATGTGCAGGAAGGTAGATTTCAATTCAATTGGTTAGATATTGAAAATGGTAAATTAGAAGGCACTACTTTAGAAAAAGGGCAATCTGTTACAATCGAAAGAGGTCAACCTCATCAATTAATAGCATTGGAAGATAACTCAATTGTGTTTGAAGTTTCTACTGAACATTTTGATGAAGATAGTTATAGAGTTTACAAACAAACACCAGAAGATTTATTATAATGAGTTACACTCATACACACTTACCTCACATAGAGGATTTAAAAGAAAGTATAGAAGCTAACCCAGATGTATTACGTTATTACGCTAAGTATGATGGTTTAGTGGGTAGTTCAGAATCAATGGATTATTTGGAGAAAAAATTAAAAGAATATTATGATAGTAAGAGCAATAAATAAAACAGAAGTTACTAATGAGGATTTAACTCAATATAAAAATGCAATATCTAATTTAGATGGTATTACATTTAGTGGAAACGATGTTGGTATTGATAAGAGAATTATAACACTTAGATTTGGAGGTGAGTATGATGAATTAACATTAGTTAACCCAGTAGTTATTGAACGTTCCGATAATATGGTTGTTTACTTTGAAAGGGATACATTAAAAAATAAGACTAGAAAGACGGTTAGACACTCATCCTTTTCAGTTGATACCGATAACTTAGGTGTAGTTGAGTTTAAGGCAGATAAAACATCTTGGAAAAATGAAACAGAGTATATGGAAGATATTGGTTTGTTTGAATGTGTGATTGCACAACGATTAATTGATTCAATTGATGGAATTGATGTTACGCATCCAACTCGAAGATACACAACTCAGATAACTGCTAAGAAAACACCTGGTCGAAATGAAAGAGTTATGTTACAATCACCTGAAGGTGAAATGGAATTTGTGAAATACAAAAAAGCACAAACATTGTTGAACAAAGGATACCAATTAGTTTAATGGCTATACTATCATACAAATCAGAAGAACCTACTAATAGGGAAGCAATGAGTATATCATTTGATATGCCCGATGATATGAACATATATGAATTTAAAATTATGTGCGTTCGTTTAGCAAGTTCAATAGGGTATCAACCGAAATCAATCAAACGAGCTTTTGGTGAAACTGAAAATAGACCAGAACTAAATAAGGAATTTGAACAACTAATTAATTCAATGAATATAACAACTGGTTCTTTAGTATAATGGATGATGTTATACTACACAAACTATTAACTTTAGAAGTAATAGTTGAAACAATAATGGATATGTTGATAGAAAATGAGTTAATAGATGCTGATACGTTTGATGATAATCTTATAGTTAAGATTAAAGAGTTGGATAGAATATCAAATAAATCTGAGGATAAGTTTGATTATTCACCATTTCTAATGGGACCAAAGGGAGAAGCTTAAAAATAAATTTGGAAAATTGAAATATTTTTCGTATATTTACATTATCTTTTATATTATGGAAATTTTATATATTACATTAGGAGTATCAATCATACTAAATATCTTTCTTTTTTGGAGAGGTATTCGTTTGGTTACTCAAGTAGAACAATCTCAACAAAACGTTGTTAATAATGATTATAATACTCTACAAACATTGGAAACTATGTTAGAGGAAATGCGACAGTTAGATTTAAAAGGTTCGTTTGAATCTGATGATGAAGTAGGTGTAGTGTTTACAGAACTAAAAGATGTTATTAAAAAATATAAAGATAACATTTAAATTATGGCAAAACCAAGAAAAAAGAAATCAAAAATATATTTCGGAACGCCTGCACAAGATGCAATAGTTGAGTACAATGCTAGTAAAGACCCACGAGAACGAAATAAAATATATAAAGAACGTATCAAATTTCCATTTGAAAAACTAGCTGAAAATATTTTAAATACATTTAAGTTTTCATATTTTGATGTACCTAAATCAGATATTCAACATGAAGTAGTATCTGTATTAATACAAAAAATACATATGTATAAGCCTGACAAAGGTAGAGCTTTTTCATATTTTTCTATTGTTGCAAAGAATCATCTAATTCTACAAAACAATGGAAATTACAAACGATACAAAAAAACAGCATTACTTTCTCAGATGCCTGAATCTTGGAATCCTGAAGATAGTTTTCATGAGGACCAACAAGGTTCTGAATTTAATGAATTCAAAGAACTAATGTTGGAGTATTGGGATAAGAACTTAACAAAAGTTTTCACAAAGAAACGTGATATACAAATAGCAGATGCAATCTTAGAACTATTTAGAAGAAGTCAATTCATAGAGAACTTTAACAAAAAGCATTTATATCTTTTAATAAGAGAAATGACAGATTGTAAAACTCATTATATTACTAAAGTTGTTAATGTAATGAAGGAACATCAAAAGAGAATGTTAAATGAATATTTGGATTATGGTCATATATCGGATAATCCAGATGAAGATGAGTTCTTTTCTTATTAGTATAATACTTATATTTAGATAAATTAGGAAACACTACAAATTCCTAAAACAGTTTTATTAATTACTTCCGTTCTATTAATAAGTTATAGTTACTTCACTAAAGAGTAATTATCTTATGAAACGATTTTTATTAGGCCTGATACTAATGTTACCATTTGTGTCTTATGGTCAAAATGGGGCTAATGAAATACTTACAGCTCCTAACTCAAACTCCCCACATATACTTGTGGATACTCTATTTACTTTAGAGCAAGATATTTCGGTGGGTTATACTGAAATATATTTACACTATGCTAACCCAACTCCTTCTGATATATTCTCAGCAGTTCAGTTCAGAATCTTCTACGATGATGTTAAGTTTGCAACTCCTGAGATTTATTGGGGACCAACTGCTACTCCGATTACGGATAAGTATGGTTCTTACTTCGCTAATTCCGATTATGTGAATGTTATCGCATCTTATACGGGTACGAATAGTGGATTTGATTGGGCGGATGGGGCAATGTTCAAACTAAGATTGTATCACACAACTGCATACGATGGTGTTGTAGATTCAATCGCAGTTGCCGGTTCAACAACTTACAACAACTTAGCAACTACAACTTCTGGTTTAGATGTTCCATTGGAAATGTACAACTATGGTGGTAATTTCCAAATGGATAACTTAGAGTTCCCAATCATTGCAAGAAACGCAGATGGAACCCCAGCACAAGGTATGTGGTTTACCGCTCAAAAAAGATTAAAATCAGATGTTTCTGGTTTATGGACACCAATCTCAATGGATTCAACAAACTCAAATGGATTGTTCGTTGTACAAGACCAATTAGATACCGCATTTTGGCATCTGAGAGTTACTGCACAATCTGATACGATGAGTGATGGGTTTGCATTATCCGTAACTGATGCATATAAATTAGCAAACCAAGCTTCTCAACAAGACACACTTTCGGGAATCGAATGGTATGCTGGTGATATTAACGAAAGTAACGATGTAACCATTTCAGATGCATTCGCAATGTTCAATAGATTAGCATTACAATCTACAACGTGGACATCCTTATTTAGTGGTGTGAACAATGTGGCAATCTTATGGCCAGATGAGTACACATCAGCATTAGCAGCAACCGCATCTCCAACTTGGACAAACACTCCAAGAGTTTATTCAATTGATACAATCGTAAACTCAATGGATTCACTTAAACCTTACATCTATGTAGTGGGTGATGCAACTACAACGGGATACAACAACCCTGGTGTGTTAGTTGCTAAAATGGCTAACCCTGGTATTGGTACTGATTATATCTTAGACCCAGCGGTATATCTTTCAAACAAACCCGATACTGTTGAATTTAGAATTCCTAAGTTAACAATGACGGTTGATAATAAGATGAGTGTGCCTGTAACCCTTTACACATTTGGTAACCAATTAGGTGCTATCCAAATGGGTATTGAATTCGATACTACTATCTTTAGATTTGAATCAATTGAAATGGGTGATGCAACTTCTAAGTGGACATCGGTTCTATCGGTTGAGAAAGGAAAAGTATTTTGGGCAGGGCATGAGGATAGATTAAACCCAGCATTGGTTGATGATATGACAACTCAGTTCACATTTAACTTTGAGGTAATTGACCCATTGGGTTGGAATCAATCACCATTAAAAATAGTTGAAAAAATGGCAGGTGATAGATATGCACAAGATGTTAGTGTTAAGCCTTCACCAAACGATGGTTCGGTTGTGAATAGAACTTCTATTGACCCAGAATTAAATCAATTAATGAATGGATTTAAAGTTTATCCAAATCCAACAACTGAACTTATGGGACATTGGATTGTATTTGAATATCACACTTACTTAGAAGATGGTGATGTAAATGCAATCGTTTACGATATTAATGGTAGAGAAGCTATAAGATGGTCTGATAAGATTTATCAAAGTGGTTTCCAATTCCAAGGTTTCACAATGGAAAACTTACCAAACGGAATGTATTTGGTGAGATTAGTTACGCAAGATAGAGATAAAGTTTATAGAATTATTAAGAAGTAACATTAATTTATTATGAAAGAAGAAATCAAAGAAGGAATGTCTAACCTTAAAAAGGGTGTGATTGGATTGTTGGGAACATTGGTTGCTGGTGTAGGTACATTTGTAACAACTCAATTTAATACATTGTTGGGTATTGAAGAAGAATCAGAAACTCCAACTGAGATTGTAGTACCTGTTGAAAACACACAACAGCAAAATGTGAATGTAACGGGACCTGAGATAATTATTAACATTCCACAACAACAAGCTCCTGCTCCTACAAAAACAATCATCAGAGAAACTATAAAGGAAGTACCTGCTGAACCTGTTGAGGTAGTTGAAGAGAAGCCAGAAACTCCAATGGAAAGAATGGCTAGATTGAAAAGAGAACGAGCAGAAAAAAATAAATAATTATGAGAACGAGAAAAGATGTAATTTTAGAATGGACAGTAGCACCTTTGATGCTCATCCTTACTGCTTGTGCTTTAGTATTTGTTGGTACATTTGCAACCTCATGCTCTTCATCAGTTGGTGTGGTTCAATACCAAGCCGATTTTGAGAAAGCAGAACCATTGAATACTTTACCACCTTTTACAGGTGAGAAACAAATTGTTCAATTATCAAAACTTAACGTAAATAAAGAACTTTGGGATATGTTCCCTGAGTTGAGAGATAAGAGAGTTGGTTTAGGTGTATCCAATAGAATCATTGAGAACTTTGAAATGACTCAAAGATTCAAATACGCTGAAGAAAAAGAAGCTATTCAAAACCAAATGTTAGATGCTTGGGAAGCCGAACTCAATGGAATGGGTGATGGGCAAACTGAGTTAAAGATGGAGGGCATTGCTTTACCTAAGTATATCGTATATGCTGAGATTTATGATTTCGCAGTATCGTATGGTGAAAACTATAAAAGGGGTAAATCGGAAATAACTAACACTACTATTATGGGTATCCAAATCAGAATGGTCAATGTAGATAACTCACAATACATCGTAGCGAGTGGACAGGGAACTGCAACTCAGATAGGTGAGGGATTCTTCAAAAATCCACAAATGGGTTTTGATAATTCAACTGTTGGTATCGCTACCCAACGTGCGTTAGAGGTTGCTACGGTAAACCTTGTGAAACGTATGGAAAGTTATGGATGGTAAGAAATGGTTAATAGTATTATTACTTCTTATAGGGTTTAAGTCATTTGGACAATCGTTCCAATACACTTATATTGACCCCTGTACTGGTGTTCCTAATACTGTAACTATTTCACAACCTTCAGGTTCGGTAACTCTTTTTTACGCAGGACAATATCAGAATTTTACATCAACCCAACTTCAGACCGGTGGTTANGAAGCTTGGGTTGCTTCTATTAATGCNGCATCCCCACCGGGTTCTAATCCTTGTGCTGGAAATGCTGGAGCCGTAAGTGGTTCTACGTCTGCATCGGTAGGTACGAACGTATCAAATACCATATCTAACATATCGGGTGCACTTGCCACATTGGGTTCTTCCACATCTGGTGGTTCATCTGGTGGAATGGGTACATCTACCTCTTCATCTGGTAGTTCATCATCAACCTCTTCTTCAAACGATGGTGGTTCATCTTCTGGTAGTAGTGGTACCGATGGTGGTGATACTGGTGGAAGTGGAAGTGGTAGTGGGGATACTGGGGGTTCTGGTGGTTCTTCTGGTAGTGGAGATGGTGGTAGTGGTGATACCGGTGGAGGTTCTTCTGGTGGAGGTTCTGGTGGTAGTGGTGATACCGGTGGAGGTTCTTCTGGTGGAGGTTCTGGTGGTTCTGGAGGAAGTGGTGATACTGGTGGTGGTGTATCATCCGACGGTGGTAATACAACTTCTGATGGAGATGGCGGCTCATCTAATGGTGGGGCAATTGGTGATAAAGATATTGATGCAGAATCGGGTGGACAATCATCTGATTCCGAAGATGACTCCGGTGGTGGTGGAGGTGGAAAGAAAAAGAAGCGGGGTGCAAGAGCAAGAAAGGGTTCTTTAATCGCATCGGGTGATATGGTAGTTGTTCGTAATGGTTCAGATTATAAACAAGGTGGTAATGATAACCTCAAATTCAATATGGGTGTTACTTGGGCAAATACCAATCAAACCGTTACCGCTGGTGGATTGTTGAATTACACAACAGGGCAAACTGAATTTTCTCTTACGGGATATGGTTCTTTTAAGATTGAAGAATCAATGATTGTTGCATCAAATTCATTCCTATACAATGTATCTCAACAAACTTGGTTCAATACGGGTAATGTAATGTATGCATTCAAACAAAATAAGTATCTAACCACATTAATGGGAACTAACTTTTCAGTAGGTCAATTGGGTGATGAAACTTTCTCAAATTGGGCAGCAAACATTGGTACATTTACTACCTTTAATGGTTATAAAGGATTTGCGATGAACCTTATGGGAATTGCAATGTACTCACCTTATACTTTCTTCTATGAAGGACAATGGTTCAAAGGAGGATTCCTTTTTGTACCTCTAACAAGTTTTGATTTTAATGTTACAAAAACTTTTAAGTTTAACATATCTACCTCAACTGTATATTTAATGGGTGAGGGTATATTAAACTTTCAACTAATGACTGGTACTAAAATGTTGTTATGATAAAATATTTAATTTACATATTGTTATTTCCGATTGGTTTGATGGCCCAAAGTATTTCATTTGCTACTGTTGGAGTACAAGACAAGAGTGGGATTGAAGTTGAGGTAGAACATTATGTCAACTATGTACCTAATCACTCAATATACTCTCAAACATACTCACCACAATCAACAGCAGGCACTTCAGTAAGTTTGTATGATGATTCAAATGTAGGTCCATTTAATATAGGATTCAACTTTGAGTTCTATGGTCAAACATTCTCTCAATTTAGAATATGTACCAATGGTTTTATTACCTTTGGAAACACTTCAGGTAGGTATTCACCCGGCTCTTTCCCAAGTGGTACTGCTCCCAACGGAGTTGTAGCGGCATATTGGACTGATTTATATCCATCATCGGGATACTATATGAGGTACCAAACTACGGGAACTGCACCGAATAGAAAATTAACTATAAGTGCTCACTTAGCTTATTATTCAAATAGAAATGCTTGGGTAGATTATCAAATTGTTTTATTTGAAGGAACAAATAAAATATGGACCACAATTACTACTCAAGGCTGGACACCAACTGCAACTCAAGGTGTTGAGAATCACACAGGAACATTGGCAGCAACTCCACCGGGAAGAAACTTAGCATCATTTAATGGAGCTGGAACAACCTATGAGTATGCCCCACAAGACCTGATTCAACAATGGGAGAGTCAAGGAACACAAGTAACATTGTCTACGGGAATAGTATCCTTCTCAAATCCATCCAATTGGGATTATAGAGTAAATGTTAATGCAAGTAACTTACAGAGTATAGCGAGTCAGAATGAGATGAACTACTTAATGTATATGAGAATGTTTCCAAATGAGATGAGTAGTTGGGACTTCCACACTTGTGAGTTCAATGGTGATACGATAGTCGGGTATGAGGATGTAAAAGAGATGTGGGGTCATTATGAAAGTGGTAACCCTATAACTGAAAATGCTATTTACACTCAGAGTGAGAAAGATGATATAGAAGTAAATGCAACAACATTCAACTACCACACAAAGTATCCTCGAAGTGATACGAGAACATTTAACAATCTAAATAGATTTTATATAGTTACATTAGGTAAACATAGAAGAACAATTAACTCAAAAACAATAACACAATGAATACAATAGTATGCTATTTTGTAGCAAGTGTAATCTCACTTGCATCTCTTAAAGGAATTCCTGAAGAGAAATTTACTTTTGGTGTAAGACAAATCACCGAAGAAATTGTTGGACAATCTGCTCCATTATGTGAAGATGGTTCACCAATATATGTTACCATTGAATCAATCAAAGCACCAACCAAAGGAATCGAAATCGGACCATTTAAATTTAAACAAAAGAAAACTGTGGTAATGGTGAAGGTTGTAAAGGATGGAGTTGAAACTATTGGGATGGGTAGTGCAAAGATGAATGTATCAGCAACACTTCTTCAACTTCAAGATGAGGACTTGCCATTTGAACAAACCGAATTTTCAGTTGCAATGAAAAAGGCAATTGCGGGTGCTTTAGATTAATTCCTAATACTTATATGAAATATTACATTAAGAAATTATGGCAAAAGCGGTATCAAATCAATTAGAGAAGAAGCACATATCAAGACCAGGTGTACATTCTAAGACGAGAACTTCAAACAACAAAGCTTCTAAACATTATAAGAAAGCTTATAGGGGACAGGGTAAATAACATCAACCCATACTTTTTTCTTTATTGATATTTATATATTGAATACAATATCAATATGCTATGTCAAATGATTTCGAAATATTTCCTGGTAAAAGTTTAAGTGGACTTTTTGAGGATATCTACAATAATCAAATTAATAAGAAGAGACACATCTCTGAAGTAATCGCTGAATTACGAAAATTAGTTCGTAATCCAAATGATATGAGATACATAGGTCCTCTTATTAAAGATTTAATTGATACATCTGTTCGTAACGATGAATCATTAATTAAACTTGCTACAATAGCTCAACGAATTATGATTGCTGGTACTAAGAGTGAGGGTGAAGCTGGGTTCTTATCTGATGCTGAACGAGAACAATTGTTATCACAAATCGATGAAGTTCAAATGGAAGTTGAACGTTTGGATGATATGCAAAATGAAATCGAAGAAGTAAAGCAAAAATTAGAAAAGTAAAATGGGAATAGGTAGTAGTAGAGACATATCCATTGGTAGTAACCAAAAAATTGATATTAGACCTAACGATAAAAGTAGTGTTGGTGTTGTTTTTAAAGTCATACTTGATATAGATGATGAACTATTGGATATAAAGGAAATACCTGAGAATGAAAAAGCCAAATACATTGGAGCCATCCAATATAGATTACAATCATCTAATGAAAAAAGTGAAAATGATTTACCAATAGCAATTCCCTATAATAGTAATTACACTGCTTTACCTCTAAAAAACGAAGTTGTACGAATTATACGAGTTGATGGTGTTGGATTGCAATATGAGAGAGTAGTAACATCAGCAACTCCAAACGTATCTGGTGATTCTAATATCATATCTAAATCAACTACAAAAGATAAAGGTCCTAATCAAACAAATGCATCCGATTATAATAAAGTTCAAAAAACAGGAGTAAGTAGGAGTACACAATCTGATAATGTGAGTACTGATACTTATGGTGAGTATTTTGAATCAGATTTAAATATACACAAATTACGTATTTTTGAGGGTGATACTTTTGTTGAAAGTAGATTTGGTCAATCAATACGATTTAGTGGGTATAATAACCCAGACCAAAAACTATACCCAACCATTACAATACGTAATGATGAAAATGGTGAATCACGTGCAACCCCAATTGGTAAAACAACAATTGAAGATATAAATAAAGATGGTAACATTATATTTTTAGGTAGTCGTAGTCATTTATTACCATATACGTTACCAACTGAAAACGAACATATATCTTTTAAAAACTACCCATCTGAATTAAAAGGAAATCAAATTGTATTAAATTCAGATAGAATTGTATTATCAGCTAAAGCAGCTGAAATGATATTAGTATCAAAGAAAGATGTTGGTATCATAACTGATAGTTTATTTTCTATTGATGCCACTGGTGGTATTGATGTTACATTGGATGGTGATACTAATTATAAAACAAACGATAGAGATATCAACTTAAATACTGGTAATGGTAAAGTTAATATTGGTGACCAAAACTTAGAATCATTGGTTAAGGGTGAAACTTTAGTTAATTTAATGACTGAATTAATATCTGCTATTGAGGTAATGACTCATATAACACCAGCTGGATTATCAGCACCTCCACTTAACGTTGCATCTTTCACAAAAGTAAAGACATCACTCAAAACTATGTTGAGTAACTTAAATAAAACATCATAAATGTCTTGGGGTCTATTCAAACTAAATGTAATAAGAAAGACTGGTGTAATTAATTCCAACACAGTTAAAACAGTAGCTAAAGTTTGGGCTGAAGAATATGATGCAGCTGTAAAGCGTGGTAAGGATTTCATAAATTTTGAATCAGTTCAAACTGGCAATAAACAATTGATGGAAGCTTTATTTACTATTGCTTTACTAAAAGGAATGGCATCTCCATCTGATAAATTTTCATTAATAAACGAATTTGGTAATGGTGTAAAAGCATATTGGGCAGGTGCTCAAATGAAACCATTCCCAATACCATTGATACCCGCACCTGGTTCAATTCAAAATTTAGTTGTAAACTCAAATGTAGTAGTAAATGTAGGCGTATGGCCACTTTATCCACCAATTAAACCTGTGAGTAAGCAAATAATAATGGTAGATTTATTTATAATAGCCGCATTAGTTCACTTATTTTCAATAGGTGGTATTATACAAACCACATCATTATACCCATCGGTACCAACACCAATACCCGCTCCTGGTATTATTCCTTGGACTGGTTACTTAGTACCACCCATAATTCCAATACCAAATATCAACTTCCCATCTGAGGATGGAACTGAACCGCCTGTAATTGAACAACCTGATGGTAGTGATGGATACACATCAAACATAGATGGTCAATCCAATGAAACTGATAATAATCAAACTGATGGTCAAACTGATGGTGTTGGTAATACTCAAACTGATTTTCTAAATGGGAATACTTCATTACAAAATGTGGTAAATGTATCATTGCCTGATATGAATGTTGATTCATTTGATGTAAAGGCTTATATAGCTAGCTTCCAACAACAACTTGAAGATGATGGTTGCTGCTGTGATTAAAAATCGAAAATACTTAATTTAAATATTTATAAGGAGAGTAATATAAAAGATAATAAAATGAATACTGATAAATTAGTAAAGGCAATTCAAATTATTGTAGAAGGTGAGATTAAATCAGTCCTACCAAAGTTGGTAAAGGAAGGTGTTAAAAAAGAGATGGCAAAGTTGTTAAAGGAAAATAAACAACTAAGAGAAGCTTTAAAACCAACCAAGCAAATAGTACCAACACAACCTACATTTATGGATGAGCCTATTATAGAATCAATACAACCAACCCAACCTCAAAGAGTGTTGAGTAAGAATCCAGTATTAAATCAAATACTAAATCAAACTCAACCACTTAGTATAAGTGAAAATACAACAAAAAGTGTGTTAGATAATATACAACAAACACCAACCTATGCTGGTGCACCAACTGAGGTATCTGAAAGGACTATGGAATTTGGTACACAAAGTACTCATACATTGGGACAACAAAGTATCGTTGATAAAATGGGATATGGTGATGTACAACCTGTTGGTAAAAAGCAAGGATTGGGTGTAACAACTGGGTTAGCTGGATTGGATAGAATTTTAAATAGAGATAACTCTGAGTTAATAAAAGCTTGGGATAAATCAAAAGGTCCTTGGAGGCCGGGTATGTAATATAAATTATGGCAGTTGAATTAGGTAGTAAGATAATAAAGGATACGCAATCATTCAATGATTATGCGATTGGTATATCTTTGCCCATTCAAATTACAAATACCGCATTTTCTCAAACTTTCCAAACATCAGAACAAGTAAAATCTAACATTAAAAATCTTCTATTAACAAAAAGAGGTGAACGAATATTACAACCTGAATTCGGAAGTGGATTGCAGGAATTATTATTTGAACCAAACGTTGATGATTTTGAGGGTAGAATTGAAGATACTATAAATGAAAGTTTAGAACAATGGTTACCATATGTAACCGCTGAGGAAATTTTAGTTGATTCATCCAATACATTAAGAGATAATAATAGAATAAATGTTTCAGTTAAATTTAGAATTGGTGATAATACTGATTTAAACGAAGTAACATTTACAGCACAGGGATAAGAATATGGCTATAACTAAAACAAATAAAAACTTTAAGAATAGAGGTAAGGATATAAAATACCTTAATAAAGATTTTGCTCAATATAGAGGAAACTTAATTGAGTTTGCTAAAACATATTTCCCAAAAACTTATTCTGATTTTAATGAATCATCCCCAGGTATGATGTTCATTGAAATGGCATCTTATATTGGTGATTCTTTATCATATTATGTTGATGATACCTTAAAGGAATCTTTAATGGTTCATGCTGAAGATATTGAAAATGTAATTGCACTTTCACAATATTTAGGATATCAACCAAAGGTAACATCACCCGCAGTAACAACACTTTCGGTTTATCAATTAGTTCCATCTATTGGTATAGCTGGTGCTAATACTTATGATGAAACTTATTTACTTACTATTAAAGAAGGTATGCAAGTTTCAAATGGAGATACTACGTTTATAACAAAAGATGTTGTTGATTTTTCGGATGATACTGATAGAGAGATAAGTATATATGAAACTGATAGTATAAGTGGCGAAACTACATTTTACTTAGTTAAGAAATATGTTCAGGCTATTTCAGCTGAAGTAGTAACTAAAGAAATTGAATTTGGTTCGTATGAATCATTTCAAACTATCGAACTTAGTGAAACTAATGTAATTGATATTTACGATGTAAGGGATGCAAATGGAAATAAATGGTATGAAGTTCCTTACTTAGGACAGGAGATGGTATTTGAGGATTACCCAAATACTGAAATAAATGACCCTGATTTATATCAATTCAAAACAACTGTACCTTATATTCTTAAAACAATAAAAACACCTCGTAGATTTGTTAAGAAGGTAAATGGGGATAGTACAACTACTATTCAATTTGGAGCGGGTGACCCAACGGCAAACGATGAACAACTGATTCCAAACTTAAAAAATGTTGGATTAGGATTACCTAATTCAATTAGTAAGCTAAATGAATCATTTGACCCAACTAACTTTCTGAAAACAAAAACATATGGAACATCACCATCAAACACAACTATGACTATTAAGTATTTAGTTGGTGGTGGTATTAGTTCTAATGTACCCAAAGGTTCACTTACTGTAATTAACTCAATTGATTTTGAAGAAGATTTACAATCATTCAATGATAATCAGCAAGCGTTGGTATCGGCAACTAAAAACTCCGTAGCAGTTGATAACGAAGTTCCTGCAACTGGTGGTAAGGGTGGTGATACTATTGATGAGATTAGAGAGAATGCATTGGCAAACTTTGGTTCTCAGAATAGAGCAGTAACTGCTAAAGATTATCAAATAAGAGTATTATCAATGCCAACCAAATATGGTTCAATTGCAAAGGCTTACGCTACGGCCGATGGTACGTTGGATAATAACTCACCATCATCGATTTTAAGTTCCCCAAAAGCTCTACAAGAGTTTACTGATATTGTAATGGGATTCGTTGATAAGCCTGATAGTGAGGAGCCGGATAGAAAATCAGTTCAACAAGAACTTCAGAAATTCTTAATAGGTAAAACTTCAAATGATAATGAAAAGAATAATCCATTTGCAATCAATCTTTATTTATTAGGATATGATAACAATGGTAAGTTAGCAAACTTAAATAATGCGGTTAAGGAAAACCTAAAAACATATTTAAACGAATATAAAGTTCTAACTGATGGTGTTAATATTTCCGATGGGTATATTATCAATATTGGAATTAACTTTGAGGTAGTAACATTAAAGAACTATAATAAAAGTGAAATTGTTACTGAATGTATTAACGAAATGAAAGATTATTTTAATATTAATAATTGGACATTTAATAATACCATAAACATTTCGGAATTAGAACTACTATTGGCAAACGTTGATGGTGTAAGTTCGGTTCCTAAATTAGAAATTGTGAATAAGTGTCATGACAATTATGCACCTAATTCATACAACATAGAAGCGGCTATTAAAGATAAGATTTTATATCCATCTTTAGACCCTTCAGTATTTGAAATTAAATTTCCAGATGTGGATATAAAAGGAAGAGCTAGATAATGTATTACTTTTTAACAGCATCAAAGGATGCATCGGTTTACTTACAACAACCTGACCAAAACACTGGTTTAGATGAGGTATTAGAAGTTAGTAAGGTATATTATGGTAACATTAAAGATGTATCAAGAGCACTCCTTAAATTTGATTTAAATGGGGTATCACAAAGTATTGTTAGTGGTGATGTTTCATTGGAAGAAGCAACTCTTATATTGAGAGAAACTGATTCTGAGGAACTACCATTGGAATTTACATTAGAGGCATATCCAATCTCACAAAGTTGGGAAATGGGAAACGGTACTCGATTTGATGATATATCAACCGCTGGTGTAACTTGGAATAATAGAGAAGGTGATACAATTCAACGTTGGTTACAAACTGCTGAATTCTCAGAAGTATCAACTGGTTCATATGCTGGGTTGGGTGGTACATTCTACGATTCAGTTTACGCAACTCAAAATTTTGAATACTTAACATCTGATGTTAATATGGATGTTAAGGATATCGTTGAAGATTGGATTAGTGGTTCAATACCAAACGATGGGTTAATACTTAAACTACCATTTGCAAGTGAATCTGATTCTACGGATTATGGTATCTTAAAATTATTTAGTAAAGAAACTCATACAATACATCAACCTAAATTAAGAATAGGATGGGATGATGTAACATTTGCAACAGGTTCTCTTACCGAACTAACATCAGAAGAAATTAAAGTTGGTATTAGAAATTTTAAAAAAGAGTATAAGGTAAATACAACGCCAAAGTTGAGAGTGATAGGTAGAGATTTATATCCATTAAAATCATTTACATCTACGGCACAATATGGTATAAGTAAATTTTTACCAACATCATCATACTATCAAATCAAAGATTACCATTCGGATGATGTTATCGTTCCATTTAGTGATTTTACAAAATTAAGTTGTGATGATAGTGGTAACTATTTTAAGTTAAACTTATCTAATTGGGAAGTTGATAGAATATATAAAATAGAATTCAAAGTTGTTATTGATGGGGTTCCACAATTCTTCGATGAAGATTATACATTTGGTGTAATAGGATAAGATGAAAAAGGGTTCAGGCTTAAAGAACGATAAAAAAGTTCAAAATATATTAGTATCGGGTTCAGCTGTGTTACCACAAAAGAATTCGAAAGGTATTCGTGTTGCTAGAAAACGAAAATCATTACCAACATCACCTATGGTAAAGGGCTATCCTGATTTATCGGATATACCAAGTGATAATTATGGTAATTTAAGTGAAGCTGGTTCTATAACCTCTAATGAGGTTGATGGTGGGATTATTAGTGGTAAGTTAGTTAGAGCGAAGTATGATAATACTGAGTTGAAAAAATCAATTGATACTACTATATTTGAACTAATACCACAGAGACCTGTACAATTACCTGATACAGTATTACGCTCGGTTTACAATGTAGTAACTCAGTCTGTAAATGATTTAACAATAGAGGTACAA